AAGCAGCAGTAACAGCAGTAACCATTACTTCTGCTGTAGGGAGTGGCATTTGTATGTCAATTATAGGTATTTCTAACTTTGGTGATGCAGGTTGTTCTGTAGTCTTCTCCTCCGCCTTCTGTGTGCCCTCAGGACGCTCCAAATCACTTGGTGGGATGACTATAGGCCGAAAGGCTGGAACGTCTGCTGTAGGCTGTCTCAGGTACATCTGAGGGATGGTTAGATTTTTAGGTAGGTTAGGGCGTGGGAGATTGATGGACATTACTCTTTAAGAGGAAGTCTTTGTTTAAGTAGTTCTTGTCTCCAAGATTCTTTAACTGCATCAGTCCATACAGCTGCTGCTAAAGCTTTAACCTCATCTGTTTCACTACTAAGATCTCTTTCTACTAAATTATCACTGCCATCAATTAGATCCCCTGGTGTGTGACATCTTCTATGATAACTACGACTTAATTCTACACCATCTTCTTTTACAACTATTGCCTGACGACACTGTAAGTGTTTCCATTGTCCAACAACTTCAATTTTATCGTCTGTAATTTCTTTAGTTAACGCCATTAAGATTAATCTCCAATTAAAATAGTTTTAGGCTTTTAAACTGATACAAATACTGTCAAACTGAACCAAGAAGATCCAGAGCTTCCTACGTCTTCCACATATGCGAAACCCGTTAAGCCAGTAGCACCACCAGTATTATAGTGAGATACTACATTATTTCCGTTTGCATTGACTAGGACAAAAGGTCTATCACCATCTAGACCACCTAGTTCCATATTTGACCCGATATAATAATAACCACCTATGGTGTTTTTTGTAGTAAATGGGTAACCTTTACATTGAATGATACCAGCACTTACTCCAGAACCTTTGGTCCACTGCATGTTCATATAGTAGTGAACCATTCTGCCAATTTTTGTATAAAAACCTTGGCGAGAGTTATAACCGAAGTCATCTCCTCCACCAGTTGAATACAAGACTGGATCCCAGGTGCCCTCTTCATAGTCGTCGAAGAGTTCATTTTCCATTGTACCACCACTATCTGCGGTAGAACTAAAGTTAATACCGTGACCAGAAGCGACTACTAGATTACCATCACCAAGAGTTAGATCATTACCATCAAAAGTGAGGTTAGCTTCTCCATCTAGTTCTGTTGTTGTAGATCCTACTGTTACAAGTTCATTTGCTGTGGCATTATTTAAAGCTGTAACTGCTGGAGAGGCAACACTAGCAAAGCTAAGCGTCCCTGCACCATCTGTTTTTAAGAACTGACCATCACTACCTGCAGTAGAGAAATCTATACTAGCTTTAGGTAGTGTAATGGTAGTGTCTGAACCTGCTTCTGCTGGTGCTTTTATAATTGATTCACCAGAGGTTTCGCCTTTTAATTTTATGTTTGACATTAATCTGCTGCCTCCGGTGTGTTACCTGCTGCTTTCCATTCTAAGTATTCTTGATAATCTGAATTATCAGGATCGAATGGTACGGTATAAGTCACATTACCTTCTGAATAAATAACGGCATTCTCTTTACCGTCAAAAGTGTTTTTGTGTAATTTATATTTTGCCATAATCAAATCTCCGCTGTAAAGGCTAATTTCGTACCGTCACCAGCATCTTGATTTAATCTTAAAAGACAGCCATGACCTGCTGTACCACTGATTTGGCTTGATTCTGAGTTATGTATTTCACCGTGAGTATATTCCATCTTGTTCCCATAGAAAAGGTTGAAGAAATCAGTTGTTCCATCTCTATAAGCTACGAAAGCACCTCCACCTGTAGAAGAGTTTGTACTTTCTAAGGTTGGTTTTGCTCTCATTGCTGTTGGAAATGATACATTACTTACAATTTCTGTTGATGTATAGTAAGAACCCTGCCCTAATGCGTGTTTATCATCAGAGTCTGCTGCTGTATGAGTTACGTGCATATAATAATACCTCTGACACCTAGCTAATTCTTCACCATACGGTTTATGTTCAAAGGCGGTCGCTGTAGATCCTACTTCTAATTGAAATCCAGTGAAATCAATTTCATTAGGATTAGCATCGAGGAAATTAGTCTGACCAGTTGGCCAAGCATAAGATCCACTAGCTGCCCATGTATCAGTAGCAGCACCTGGTAAATTTCCAGAGCCTGATGCTAAACATATATAAATATACAAACCAGCACTGTTATCATTTTTAATTGATTCACCTGCTGAAGTAATAGAACCAGTACCAGGGAAGGTTAGTGTATATTTCGTCCAGTCAGTATTTGTAGTAGTAAATGATTTATGTACTTCATGTCCTGAACCATCTTTATCTGTAATCATTAACTGGACACCATACTGTCCGACAGCATTAGTAGAAGTTTTACACCAGAAAGATAAGGTTAATGCTTCTGCACTAGATGTACCGAATTTCAAATCTTGCACATCTTGACCTTCTATTGCATAGCGTAGAAGAAGTTCATCATTAGTACCAGGAGTTTGAGTACTTCCTGTAGTTTTAATCTGAATACCTGAATTAAAACCCTGCTCTAAAGGAGGAGAAGGGCTATCTATTACATCGATATCAGTTGCAGAACTTAAAGCTCCATTAAGAGCCCATCTATCGTGTACAAATGTTTTACCGTCATTATTCCAACCTGTAAGAGCAGGCCTTTGTCTAATTGTCGCTGCACCATTAATTATTTTATTACGGAACGAAAGAGGACTTGATATCCCAGTTAAACTAGCACCACTAATTGCAGGTAAAGCACCTGTTAGGTTAGCAGCTGGGAGGTTAGTTAAACTTGCACCACTACCTGAAAATGTAGTAGCAGTACAAGTACCAGTTACAGTTGTATTACCTTTAAGATTAGTGGTACCGTCATCATTTAATAAGATATTCTCATCAGATCCTGTTGATCTGTCGGTACTATAGAGTTTATCTGTTTTTAATGTACTCATAGCCTACCTCACTTCTTACTAGCTATGTCTGCTGCCGTTTCAACTACTTTTAAACTATAAGCTTGATCTACTTGAGCTTCTTCTCCAGTAGCTATAGCTATTGAATTAGCATTACAATGGTTGAAATTCTTTTGAATAATTTCTTCTTTAGCTTGTCTAGCTCGATTAGTAGCTGCATTGGTGATCCAATCTTTAATGTCTACTGTAACCAAATCCATAGATTTCTTTTCTAGGTCTGATAATGTAATTGTGTAATCTGCCATAATAATAATAAATGTGTAATTAACCTAGTAAAGCGTAAGTGCAACGAGTCCAAACCATCCCACCACTACCAGTACCACTGTCGCTAGAATTAGTCAAGATTTCAAAATAATCATTTGCAGAAGCATTTAAGATAGTAGAACCGTGAATATTTTCTTCATCAATATGCCATTTAGTTCTTGTCATTTGATAATTTGAAGATCCGTTTTTCTTAACACTTAGCCGCATATTGTCATTGTTAAACCCATATACATTAAGAGTACAATCAATAAGATATGCACCAGCTACAGGACAAGTAAATCTATAATTAGATGTATCATAATTAGATGAACCTTGATGTCGTTCATAACTAATCTCATTCATTGGATACGTATGCTCTCCACTAGAAATAGACGGGTTAGATGATGTTGTAACTATACATACCGGTTGTTTAGGAGTAGTTATGAGATCGCCGTCAAAGATGGTTTTATCCCCATCATGGTAGATTTCGAAATCATTATCAGTTCCAAATCTTACTTTAACATCATCGTTAACATCTAAGCCTGTTGCACCACCTGGTGAGGCAACTGTAGCCCATGTCAGCTTATTGGAAGAATTTTCATATTGAAGAAATTGTCCATCAGAAGCAGAATTACTAATATCTAATTTTTCTTCAGCGATAGTATCATCTTTAATATCTGCATTGATTATCTTTGCATTTTCTAGCCCACCTTCAGCTAATCCGGTAATAGTACCATCGCCATTTAATTGTAATGCCATAATTTAAACTACTGTAAGTGTTCTACCTGAAGGTACAGTAACTGTTTTACCAGTTGCTACCGTCATTGGTCCAGGGAACATTGCGTTGTTACCTGCTGCTATTGTCCAGTCATCGCTGACTTCTGCTGGGCATTCAAATCCTCGACCTGTGATTTGACCCGTTGCTGCTAATGTTGTTGAAACTGTTTGGTTACCAGTTATAGCTAGAGTAGATCCATCAAATGTAAGATTAGCTTCTCCGTTGAGACCTGCTGATCCATCTGCAGTTATAACTCTATTATTAGCATCGTTAGCTATTGTAGCACCAGCTGCTCCCCATTCAGGTGCATCAGCACCAGAGTTCATGATCAATGCTTGACCCGCTGAACCTTTAGCAAGTCTAGCTAACGTATCTGTACCACTAGCATATATTATATCACCTTCGACTAACGATATGTTTAACTTTGCACCTGTAACTGAATCATCAGCGGGTGTTGTTGTATCAGGAGGTGTACCCCATGTACCATCATGTTTTAAGAATTGGCCAGAGCTACCAGCTGCGGGAACGTGTTTACCGTTACCTGTACCAGCATTATGATCGTACGCCCAATTAGAACTTATAGCTTCATCAGTAACACCATCTACAGGTGTATCATCGATAGCTACTTGTGTATTAGTATCCGTAGATTCAATAGTAATAGTACCTGTACCTTTAGTTAAGGTTACATTAGTACCAGCTATTAATCGTACATCATCATTAGAACCAGTTGATGGGTCTAATCTAAGTGTACAGTCATTACCACTACCAGATCCAGTGGAAGATCCATGATCCTCTACAGAGAAATCGTAAGTAGTATCACTCGAAGCTACAGTACCCCATACAAGTCCAGAAGAAGTAGAACTATCAGCTTTCAATACTTGACCATCAGAACCGACACCTAACCTAACTGGGTTAGCATTGCCTTGTGCTGCAAGTATATCACCTTTAGTAGTAACAGCTGATTTCTGTACTAAGTTACCTGTTGCTGTTACACCTGCTTGCCAACTAGAACCATTATATACTTTTAATTCATCTGCTGTTGTATCAAATGCTAGATCACCAGCTGCTAATGAATTACCTCCACCATCTGTTGTTGGTGGGTTAGGATCAAAATCATCAATCTGATATAAATCAGCAAAGTTATTTACATTAGTTAGGTTTGAAGCTACAGTATTAACATTCGCTATACTATCAGAGACGTTACTCATAGCAGTTACGTTAGCACTAGTAGCTAGCGTGTTCATATCAGATACTACATCAGCTGTAGCTAACGTATTTAAATCTGCTACAACATCTGCTGTACCTAAAGTATTAAGATCTGAGACAACATCTGCAGTACCAAGTAGAGCCATGTCAGCAACACACTCTGTGGTGCCAAGTAAGGACATATCTTCTACAGCAGCTGCAGTTCCTAATCTTTGTAGTTCAGTAGAATAAGGTGCTAAAGCTGATACTTCTGTTGCTTTAGGTGTTAATCTATGGAATTGGTAATTATGTAATGTAGAGGTTGTTTCTACAAGTACACCATATCCTTGAGGTATATTATCAGTACCACAGTCTACAATTGTAACAGTTACTCCAGTACCTGCACCGTTGTCAATAGTAACGACTCCAGCAGTAGGTTCTCTAGTATCTGTCATTGTTCTGATACTAATTATAGTACCAGGGCCGTCATTTGGATCTGGATTATGTGTAGGGAAGCTAGTTTCATTAGCAATTGGATAGAAACCACCTACATCATCAACTAGATCTAATACACGTTTATCAATAGCTTTACATGTAGCTACTTTATCGTCTGCTGTAGGATCCCATGTTTCGCCATGTTGGATATCATCAGAACTATTTATATTATAATATCTTGTATCAGAGTATTTAGCTGAATATACCTTTGTATCACTAGTTGAGGTAGAAGCAGTTTCAATAGCATCACCTGTAATACTAGCAGCTGTGAGTGATCCAGTTATAACAGTATTACCATTATCAGTATCTACTGTAAATTTATTGGCACCTGCTGCATTCTGAACTCTGAATTCTTTATTATCTGCTGCTATTGTAAGATTTGCAGCACCAACATTTACATCTCCTGCAAACGTAGCTCCACCTAGGGCTACAATAGAATCCCCAGAACCCGTTACACCATTTATTGATACATTACCTGCTATAACAGTATTACCATTATCTGTGTCTACTGTAAACTTATCAGTACCGGCTGCGTTTTGTACTGCAAATTCTTTATTATCTGATTTAACAATTAAGTCATCTTGAATGGTAGTAGCACCATCTACATTTAATGTAGTATCAAAATCTACTGCTCCAGCAACATCTAGTGTACCAGAAAGATCTACTGAAGGAGTCCATTCAACTGTGTCTCCATCAGTACCTGTTTGCAGTACTTCTCTTGCATTACCATCTTTTAATTTACTGACTACTATATCTGCTGCTGTATTGATATCCTCATTTACAATTGTATCGTTTTTAATTTTAACTGACGTAACGGCACCTTCGTCGATATGTTCAGCTAGAATTAATTGATTTTGTTGCTCTTGACTATGGTATAATCCTTGATCTGTAACAGTATTCAAGTCTTGAGCACGGATGGAAGATCCAGCAGCAAATACTACTGAAGCTGAATCTACATCTGTGTCTCTATAAACCCTAACTTTAACAGCAGACTTAGGCGCACCATCTGCCTCCTGAACTGTACTATCAACACCGTTTGTATTATTAAATTGTATTTTAGCTGGACTGGTATGTACAGTGTACCGATTAGCGGCCTGTGTTATACCATCTAAAGCTACTTTAACTTCTGAATTTGTATTGGCGGTGGTATTAGTCTCTTCAATTGTTGGGAATGTATAAGTAAAATCTTTGTTACTACCATTCCCTGTGGCGTTATTGTACGTGGTTGCCATAGTTTACTTGTTTTGTAGTTGTAGTACGCTAGTTTCCCTTAACCTTCTTTTCTGCTGTGCTTTCAACCTCTTATCTTCTTCAATAAGACGTATCACTTCACTGTTCTGCTTCATCTGAGCCCAAGCTTTCATCTTAGCTTGTTGGAACATTCTCCTAATTAACTTGTTATGTAAATAAGATTTCATAGGATCTAGTTCTCTAAGACCATTATTTAAGTCATAATTCATCTGTTTAATAGAAGCTATAACTCTAGGATCTTTAGCTAGCTTATTAAGCTTAAGTTCTAAATTCTGCATACCGATATATCTTTGGAATTCAGATCTAAGTCTAGGAGACTCTGTTAAGTCTGTACCGTCAGGACCGTAGTACGTTGACGTTCTTAAATCATAACCACTATCAAATAACAACTTCCTTCCTGGACCTTGGTCTAGGTTAAGAGGTATAGGAATAAACATATTCCACATTCTTGTTGGGAAATCATAATCTCTAATTGGCTTACCATTTAACATATCATATTTAATAGGTAGAGCACCCTCACCAGCTAATGGTTCCATCATTAGGTTACGGTTACGGAATGTATCTGCCCATCCTTTATTCAATTCCTTCATATGAGGAGTGAATAGTTTACCTATATCATTTCTTAAACCAGCTAATGGCATTGTATTATTCATCAAGCTAGCAATAATCTTTTCATGCTGACCTGGTTCACCTGATAATAAATCTACAAATTGCTGCATACCTTGTAAGTAAGACTTACTAGACGCTGCTTGCATTAGTACCAAAGAAAGTTTTTGGAAGTTATCCTTTGTCCACTCTTCTCCCATCAGTTCTGAGTGATCGCCTATATCGGCTACTGCTGCGAGAATTTGGTTAAACGGTTCAAATGAATCGTATCCGACCCATACGCCTCCAATATTTATACTTCTAGGTACATAGCCAGCATCAAGCCATACTTGACGTTTCTGCCTATCTGTAGGTCCATTACCTGTTAAGCCTCCATTCATGAAGTGCATACCAGCCATACTGATTATCGAGCCACCTATGATTAAACGACCCTTTTGTAATGCCTTAGCATTAATTAAATCTTGGGCGTTATTAATACCATATTTTTGTACATTTGATAAATCATCTAATGTTGCTCTAGCTATATCATTATATTCTTTAACTAAGAAATTGAAACCAGGTGTATGTTTAGCTGTTAATGTTAATCCATTGACACCAGTTCTAGCAAATAGGAAGAATGGTTTAGCCCATGGTGTAGCGTTAAATACATCATTCAATCCTTTAGAGAATCCATTTAAATCCTGTGTAAGGGTAACCTCTTTTCTTGCAAATTCAACATTCTTACCTAATTGAGTATCTAATCTTATATTACCATCAGCATCTAGTATCTGTGCTAAGAATCTATCTTCACCTTCTCTTAATACCTGTGGTGTTATTTCTGTATGCTTACCTTGATTGAAAAGATCTAAAGCTTCTCTATAGGCTGTCTCTCTAGCTTTAGCTCGACTTAATAGATACCCAAAGGTATCGTCGATACTAGCCATAATTTTAGTTGAGTAAGTAAGGAGTTTATTGTCATTAAGCCCCCTTGCCAAATTAGCCATATAATAAGCAGCTTTATCACCATCAGTAGCACGACCACTATCTTCAATCCAAGCTCCAAAAAGCTCCCAATTTTCATCACCTTTAGTATATTCTGCGTACCTAGACTTAATAGTAGCTATATCCCCAGCCCAATAAGAATTGAGTCTTGCTTTAAATAACTTCCAAGCTTCAGGGATAGCTTCACGCATAGCGTTAACAGAAGCTAAACTTGCTCTTACTGTAGCACCGTCACCATTAAAGAAAGCCCCAGTAGCTGTAGAAAGAGGACGCATAAATGTGGCAGTAGATGTACCAAGCAGTGCTCTAAATGAGGTTTTAGGTCCACTTAGAATACTATTGACCATTACTTTTTCCCACTCTTTAATGAGTAGATTACTATTTTTAATGCCTTTACCGTTTAATTCACCACCTCTAAGTTTAGTACGGATCCAATTATCGAAATCAGTTATATTATGTATATCTTTAGACATAGATACAGTCTCAAATATAGCTTTAAATAGATCATCATTCTCTGATTCACCAGCTATTTTGAGCATTAGTCTATAAGCATCAATTGAATTATCAACTTCTTCTTTCAAACTATTCTGTAACCACTCTGTTTGTAAAGTTTCATCAGCGGCTCTAACATCAGGTGGGTCAGTAGCTCTAGCTTCTAGTGCTCTGAATTCTTTAGATTGAGTTAGTTTAGTACGTTTAACTTCTGTAGTAGTTGTTAGTAGTTTATCAAACAGAGCTTTACCTGGTCCATCTATACTACCAAGATCAGTTATATCTTGAAGTTCTCTACCTACAAGTCCTAAATCCCGTATCTCTCTCATAAGAGAACCGATAACAAGGTCTGCAGCTGCAATATTTTTAGCTGACCAGACTACCATTTCATTAGGTTTGCCTTTATGAAAGACTTTAACATCTTCAAAGAACTCTGCTAAGTACTCTTCTGGCGATGAATCAGCAGCTTCTCTACCTAAACCTATACGTTGGAATTGTTCAACAGCATCACCCCACACCTCTTTTAGTGTAGTTCTACCAGCTTGTATAGCTGCCATTTCAGCTTGGAAACGAGGTTCACTGACTAGATCTCTAAAGACACTAGTTATAACCTCATCACTTAATCCACTAGTTCTAGCAGCTACTTCTAATTGAACAGGAGTAGTAACTGAACCAGGAGAACCTTCCTCAGCACCTAATTCTTTACGCATTCTTCTTTGAGCATTCCTTACATCAACAGGATTTTCCCTTGAAGTAGGAGCACCTTGCTCAGGATTAGCTACTGGTTTATTCTTATGTCCACGAAAGTCTGTACCAGATTCAAATAGCTCTAATTGAGCAGCTTCTAAAGTTTGCTCATTTACACTAGCAGTTCTAGCATCTCCTTTTGCTATACCATCTTCTGCAGCATCAACAACTCTTCCATCAGGCAGGACTCTTTTCATACCCTTACCCATAACACGGAAAAGACCGTTAGCTACTTCACCAATACCTATACCTTCAGCTACGTTTTTAAACGTCTTAACGATAGGGTGATCCATATCGTTAGTAGTAAGAGGGGTATCAATAAAGCCATATCTATCTCTTAGTATTTGAAGACCATTAGCATCTTGAGAGTACTTGGAGGCCATATCTGAGGCAGCACCGACTGCAGCGGCTCTAAGCCACTGGTTAGTCATTGCACCACCGATTGCAGTGGCAGCTCTTCCAAGGCCTACTGCTGTGGCTCCTGCAGCTGCTACAGGGGCTGCTTTAACAATAGCCAGTCCCATTGTACCGAAGTGTGTGGCACTACGTATGAGTCCTCCCCACCAAGTTTTAGTTTCAATAGGGTTAGCTTTGCTAACAAACCAGTTATCCCATTCAGCATCATAACCTTCTTCGCTTTTCATCTCCTCTTGCATCTCACCAGTTATGATATCAAGACCACGTTCTGGTAAAGTTGCAATTGATGAAGCTGTATCCTGTACACCACCAACAAAAGCAGATTGCAATTCTTTAACTACACCGCCTACACCCCAGTCCTCCTTATTTCTAGGATCTTCTTGTTCAGCTAAAGCTTGTTCATTTTCAACTTGTTGTGTTTCTAATCTTTGTTGTTCCTGAGCTTCACTAGCTTGAGCGTTCTTTAACCACTCAGCACTTTGATCTGCTATACCTTGTAAGGCATTTAAATCTAAGCCTGTATCTTGTGCTAAATTACTATCGGTCATCCTACTCCCTCCAATTGTAAGCCTGGTAGAACAGCTCCTTCAATGTTAAAATTACCATTTCCTTTTTCTCGGATACTGACTTGGCGTACATTAGCACGACTGCCACCTTTAAAATTTATTAATCTTTGTGAGAATGGTGACAACTGTCTAAACCGTTCAACATGTGAAGGTACTTTAGGTAGTTCTTTACCTGTCACTGCTTTATATTGCTCATTAGCAACATCCCAAGCTGTATACATGCTATTACTGTTACGTGAAACTGCATTCAAATCTTTAGCCACTACATCGTATATAGGAGGAATTGCTCCTGTGGAAGGATCTCTAGCATAAGCTTCGAGTAATTTAAAATCATCTTCTGTACCAGGTAGCATTCCTTTATTAAGTACAGAGACTCCACCTGTTGCAATAGCACTGTTGATAGTGCTTTGTTTTAAAGCGTAGCCTTGGTCAGCACTAATAGTACGTCTAACTCTTAAAGCTTTCCCATTCTCTGTATTTAAAGCTTCTCTAACTTGTTGCATAGCATACAAATGTTTTTCTTCTGCTGTATGGAACCTACCTTCTCTGTAAGATTTAGCATATAACCTTTCAGCATTATTTTTCATAAGTAAGAATTCAGGTGTATCAGTTTCACTGACACCAGTTAACATTCCTAAACTTACTTTAACTTCAGATTTTATCAACTCTCTAGCAGACGCTGCATAAGTTGGATGTAAACCTTGGCCTAAATCAGATGTAGTAACTTTTTGATATTTCTCATACAGTGCAGCATCGCCTTTAATTCTTCTATACTCATCTGTAAGTTTTATGCCTCTAGCAAGTTTATCTTCAATTTCAGCTACAACGTCAGCATCTTCTGTATCTTCTAAAGTTCTAGTATGTAAAGTTTTCAATCTTTCAGGTACTGGATAGTTATGATATTTTTTCTTGAAGATTGCTAATGCATCTCTTGCTTCAGCTTCAGTAGGAGGTCGTCCTTGTTCCTCAATCTGCCTATCAATCTCCATAACATATCTATTAGCTTCTACAGCTCTACCTTGTTCATATAATCTAACACCTTCTGCCTCAGCCGTTTGTAATAAGCCATCTAATTCTGAATCCTTTTCTAAATTAAACTCTTTCCAAACACTGAAATCTTCTTCTTTGTTTGTACCATTATGAGGAAACTTATGTTGATATATAGACTTGAAGTTTTCTACAGAAATCTGACCAGTTTTAACCAGGTTTAATAGGATATCTCTAGCTTTTCTACGAGCTCCAGCTGTGGTACCATATTTACCTGGGTTAGAAGTAATAAATGATTCAACAGCTCTACCTAAAGAAGTGTCATTTCTTAAAGCAGCTTGTCTTAAAACTTCTGTTTCTTGTGCAAGCTCATCTGCTTTAATAGCTTCCCTTTGAGTTAAACTAGCTTCTCTAAGGATACGCTCATTAGTCTTATCAATGGTTGAGTAGTAATTATCTCTAAGAAACTCAGCATTGAATCCACCAATATCATTTATATTTAAACCTTTCTCTTCTCTCCACCGAGCTTGGATCTGACGACGTTCGCCAGTAGTTGTCGCATTTTCCCAAGTTAAATATGTACCATCACCACGGTCTATACTTATATCACCAACACTAGCATAGAAATCATCTTCATAGTTATTCGCAGCACTCATTACGAGTACTTGGTTCATCATCTTACCTTTACGGCCAGTCAAAGCACGAAGTCTTTGAGCTAATTCATGATCACCTTTAGCTTCTGCTTGGGCTGCTAAACTATCATAGTAACCTGTATCTTTATTATGAGCATCATCATTAGCATAATACTCAGCCATTTTCTTATAGCTGATATCATACCCTTTAGCGAGCATATCCTGCTCTAATTCTCTAGCCTGATTTCTACGAGCTATATCATTCTGATCTCTCTGTCTTTTATACTCTTTAGCTAAAGTTACAGAAAGCTTCTGAGCTTGATCAATAGTCTTTTCCCATTGCTTAGCTTCCTGAGATCTTATTGCAGCATTATCTCTTTCCTGTGCAGCTGCATTATCCCATGCATCTAGATTAGCTGTTTGATCAAATGAAGGTAGATAATCGGCTGGTTGTATATATTCAAATGAACTAAATTCATTCTTTTCAGCAGTTGTAGCCATTATACTACCTCCCTATATTCAACGTCAATTTGACTGTAATCGACACCAAGATAACCATTATCCATTCTATAAACAGCTTTTGGATTCTTTTTCAGTACTTCATCAGCCATAGCTCCGATGTACTCTTTACCTTCATCAAGGTATTGATACCTATAGATATTATGGCCATCAATAGATGTGCCGATTTTCTTGATTCCTGTCTTAAGTCTTCTATCAGATAAAGCAGCTCCAATACCTACAGCAGATCCAACAAAGCCCATGACATCACCAAACATAGCAAGACCAACACTTCTCTGTGCAGGTGCTGCTGCTTGGATATCAGGAGTTGGGGCAAACGCTGCTCTAGCAAACGAACTTTCAAGTTTAGCTCCAGCTTGCATTCTATCATAATTCATGCCAGCTTTAAACTTCTCTCTAGCATCCATCAGTTTAGAAACATTATCAGCATAGTAACGTCCTAATGCTCCAGCTTCCATAACACCAAATCTTTTAATAGATTTGCCACTTCTACCAGATGCTAGTAAATCACCATATGCACTCTTCTGCATAGCTTGGATCATAGTTTTTTGATTAGCTCTCCATACTTGATCTTCAATACTATTTAATTTACCTTGAGCTCTATTCCAAGCTCTGAATAACCCTTGGGTTATATTATGTTGTTCAATTTTAGTTTGAACTTTTTGTATTTTGTAACGGCTATAACTTTGTATAGTCTTGTGGTAACGTTGCCACTGTCTATACCTATGTTGTATTTTAGCGTTACGGTTCGCTACCTTGGCAGCGTTAGCTCCGGCGCACACGGCAAAACTCTATAAAGGGCAATTGGTTGGGTCCAAAGGGGACTTTCCGTAGAAATTTGAATCCTAAAAATTTGAGTAATTTTTTATGAACCTCGTTACGTGGGTCCATGTAATTCCAAAGAAGCGGCTCAGGTCTACTCTCAATCCATCGCTTTGATTCTCTGGCAAACGTTAAAGGGTAATCATTTATTGCATCTGTACATAACATCCATACCATACCTTGATAATCTCCTCCGCTATCTACACCAGCCATACCGGCAGTCTTGCCGTTAGGCACTTCGAACCATACACAGGTTCCTTTCTCAGCTTCGTAGTCTACTAGGTATTCATATGGTGTCAGTCCATGGCCTTCTTCTAATTCCCTTCGATCATCATCACGTATATTGGAGGCCACCTCAATGGCAGCCTCTCTCGTAATGGGGTGTACGTATTGATCTAATTTAGACACGTTGGTAGAATTTAGTACTATAATCACCTTCCCAAGACATTGAATATAATGTTGCTGGGGCAGGGTGGGATGATTTAATTGTTACTGAAAGATTAGTATTTTTCTCATATGTAGGTATAGTTTGGGTTACTGATTCTACAAAATCAACAGAGTTGGCTAAGTAGCTATCAGCTACAGCTGGTTCCCATGTTTCTGTATAATCAGGCTTACCTGTACGTTCTATTAATGTTTCATATAAACCAGCGTTACCTAAGTTTAATTTCAATCTTTGTATAATTAATGAAGCTTGGATATCTGATCTAAATTTCTGTTGCTGTTGAGATGTTCTATATATAGTAGGTAGCTTAACTTCATAGTCGAAATTATAACCTAGTACCATATCACTATCTACAGTACAAGTTGCAGCTCCACTAGAACCCCCACCACCTGTTATAGTTATTGTAGGATTAGAGGTATAATTGAAACCATTATCAGTTACAGTTATCGCTGTAATTTTTCCGTCAGAAATTGTAGCTGTTGCTTTAGCTTGACCATCGAATGGTGCTGAAGGTGCTCCACCTCCACTGAAAGTAACAGTAGGTGCTGAAGTGTAGCCACTACCAGCGTTGGTAATAGTTACTGCTGTAACTCTTCTAGACCAATTACCGTCTAATACAACGTTACTACCGTCAATAGTAGCTACATCATAACGACCTATATCTGGGTAATCGTCTCCTAATGTGACATCGTAAGCTACAAGAGTCTTATCAGATGCTTCATAACCATCTGGTTTAGCGAATGTTGATTTATCAGTAGCTTTATCATATATCTGTGTTGTGACATTAACAGGTTTAGAATGATCTAAATGTAATCTGTATAGAATGTCATCTGTAGTAGCTGCTGTATGTATATCATCAGTTACAGTTCTAGTATCATCAGGTAATTTTATAGCAAATTTCAACATCTGATCTTTACTATTATTACGTACAATAACATACAATGAATCATCTAGAACGGCATGATGCTGTATAGCTCCTGGTACCTCCCAAGTAAACCAAGCAGCTTGTATTCGTTTCTCTTCTGAATTGAAATATCTGTAACAATATATAGTACTAGTACCTACTTCACTGAAGAATATAACACCATTCTCTCTTGAGTTAGATATTAATCTTAATTCTTTATTAAATAATTTCGAAACAAGTTTACTTTGTTCTACTACATCAGGCTCACCTTCTCTCATCGTACGTTGCATTTCAAAGAAACGTGAATTTTTACCTGCATTATCTAACCACCCAATTGTTACTCCTAATGAGATTGGATTAGTTTGAGAATTAAAATTGTAATTAGCAAGAGTGTTAATCTTAGCAGTATTAGGACTCAAGATATCACTATCTGTTGTTAACATAAACTGCTGAGTTTTAGTAAATAGTATTAATCCTGTGTTAACCTGAATAGCATCATAGATTATAGCTGGTTTATCTGAACCAACAGACAAATCAATAGGATCAACGTTGCTGAATGTTAAAGCAGTTTTGTTGAAGAAATCGAAAGTCTTTAGACCAGGTTTTGACATGATGATATTCTCATCGCTCATAAAACAAACTCTGTTTCTAAAGAATATCATCTTCCTAATTTTATTACCTACAAAACTGGGCCAAGGATTGGTTGTTTCATCGCCTACTAAAGCGTCTTCATATGTACAATGACTTACTTTAAACGAACCATCAGCCTGACGTACTATTTGTATAGGTAATGTTTCAGGATCTAATTGATATTGTAAACCAGGTGCTCTGCATTCTTCCCATACTCCTGCACCATCTTTATCATTATGACCTTTAAATTGTACATACCAATCGTCTTCATCTTCTACACTGTTAGCGATTTTAACAATATAACCATGTTTACATTGATTAGGTAGGTCTTCAAGGACATTTACTGAATCTGTTAATACATTAATAAGGTCAGGTGCTGGTGAGTTTGCATTAAATACACCAGAAGATCTACTGACATGTAAGCCGTTACCTATCAACTCAATATCACTATCAGTAAATGTACCGCCTGCAATAATCTCAGTCTCCAAGGCTCCTAATATACTCTCAGTAGTAATAGTAGTTTCGTTATCAAATGGAGTTGGAGACGGCCTTGCTGCTGCTAAGTTTCCCCTAACCTTCGCTACACTGTGCTCTTCTACTGTAACTTTATATCTAGCATTCTTCATGTAGACATAAAACCAATCATCTTTTCGCCAGCCTTCACCACCATGTAGTAAATCATGTGTTGTGGTATATCGACATCTATAATCAGGGTTAGTTGCTGAACCACCTTGAGGTACTGATTGACCTATGGTAGCTATACGGAAGTATAGATCTTTTCTATCACTAAGGCTACCACCACTCGCATTAACACTTATAGTCCAAGACTGACCATTAGCATCAGCACTATCTCCACTATCTCCATGAGAAACAGTGAATATCTGTGTATCTACATTAGGGCAGTAAGCATCCTGATTAGGATCAGTGTTAACTCCACCAGCTCCTGAACCATCAGAACATAAATAACCACCTGTAGGTAATCCAGATAATGTTCCTCCACTACTACAAGCGTTACTGCTATCGTGAGTTCTTTGTACTTTTATTCTAGTCGCTGTGTATATTTCTGTTTCAGTATCATTGTCATATATATTCACTGCGTACTGGTTAGCGTAAGCTATCTTCTTTAATTCAAAATAAGCTTCAGGATTTCTAGTTGCAGTTGTCGCTGCTTTTTTAGCTACGTCAGTTTTAGGATGAGGTGTACTACCATCACTCTTATAGTCTGCTCTATTAGTTACGTATGTAACGTCATTAAGTGTCAATACTTGTAGATCATCATCTGCATAATGATTTAGATATAATTTTAATTCAGTAGTAAATGAAGAATCATAGGAAACTGTCTGTTCTGCTCCATCTGAGCATCTCCAAATCCTTACTTCACCAACTCTATCTATCTGACCTATGTACTGTTCATCTTCATCTCGGTAGTAACTAAACCACCTACCTGTGGTTACAGAATTCTTTGTACCGTCACTTAAAGAACCTACTAGTCTTCCACCAGGTCTTTTCATTAACCCTTCAGTTACGTCAGGTAGGACATTCTTAGCCACACTAACTTGACCTGGTGTTTTTAATGTATCCGGTTGTTGAGATATCCCAGAAAGATATGACGGAATTGTTTGTGTGATAGTTGCCATTAGCGTGCCAATACTTTAGAAGGTTTATAAGACCTATAATTAGTTTCATGTTCAAAGCCAAAGTAACTATGATCACCTTGACTGCATTCATATTCCATACAAGTGGCTCTAGTTAGAGCCTCCTGTTGTTGTAATAATTGAACTAGTTGAGGGTTTGAAACTAATTGTGTAGCAGCTCTACTGGCTGCTCTATAGGTTATGTATCTTTGAAATGGGTTAGGTAGATCTTCAAATTTATATAGTGTTACAACGTCTAAATAAAGGTCTGTTGTAAATTCATCAGTATGGTCAACCAAATCATAGAGTCTCCCATTCCTGACGACAACATCCTGATTCCTATCCCAGTCGTCATGTAAATCATATCTTAAAGTATTCTCAGGTAATACTGCATGTTTAGTGGTAGCGTCAGGGGTAACCTTAACGTGGTATTCTGTATTAAAGTGCCATCCTTCATTCTGTACATCTTTGTTAACTTCCGTTAAAATGTTGTAAATGAAAGAGATTTCTGGGTTCTCGTAATTGAGTGTTGTTACTGGTGATTGACCGATAGCTCCCAGGATTGAATTCACTGCGGATAGTTCGGTATCGGTGTCAGTCGTGGTAGCCATAAAGAAATGTGAATAAAAAAAAGGAGGGCGTGAGAACCCTCCCTTATGTGAATAAATATATTAGTGACCGTGTGCGTTAGTCCATCCAGCGGGCTTGCTAGAAGTTCCAGCGAATAGTTCTACAGCAGCAGCTGGGTTTAACCAATCTGCTCCCATAGCCAAACGTCCTAGAATTACATCGCCCTGGTAGATTACGGATACGTCACCTGAAGTTACTTGTACTTGAGGTCCAAGTGCTTCGACGCAACCTGCGGCTTCCTTCTGGAAGATAAGTCCACAGCTGTTCTCGAAGTCAGATGTACCATTACCATAACTGTTAACGGTTTTAACCTCATCTGTACCAGCGGTTTCGTCAACCATTTCTACCTCAACGAAGCTACCCTTGTTACCTGGATCGGTAGTACCTGGGTTAGTGCCTGAAGCGACACCAAACTTAGTACCAAACCTTCCGAAGTAAGGGATGTTCATTGATTTGTAGATTTTAATTCCAGCAATTTCTATAACTCCTTGACCTGTCTGCAAGGCTGTACCTTGTACATCACGGTTAATGAGTCCGTTAGAGATAACTCCAGAACTAACATCGTTAATCAACGCATAATATTGTCTTGGGTTCAAGACGCCTACACGTCCGTCAGAACTGACTCCCTTTTCATCGAGAGCTGCTGCGGCATCATAGAATGCGTTTACCAAATGTCCTGCATTTAGAGCGTCAGAAGCGTTACTTCCTCCACCAACTTGGATCTGTGTTCCACCTGGTTCTTGGAAGTTAGCCTTAGTTATAGGACTAGCTTGTCTAGCACCGTTAGTGATTGCACGGAAGATCTTACGGTCATAAGTTTCGGCTAGTGCATAACCGATCTTCTTAGAGATCTCTCCACGCAAGTCATAATGCGCAAGTGTTTCATCTAATTCATAGACGAATGCACTTGATACGAGAAGGTCATCACAAGTGATTGTCTTCTCTGCTACTGGGGGTGCACCGTTGGTGTTACCCAGTATGCTGTTTCCTGGTGTATGATATTCTGCAGTTGTACGACCCGTGTAAATGAACTGCAATGATTTGCCGTTCTTTAGGGTACGCTTAGTAATTAAATCCCTCGCAATTGTATTGCGCTGGAACCCTTTGAACATCTCACCCGAAAACAGTTTCAAATATAAAGCACGAGCATTCCCTGCCGCATTATCCTGACCTTGACGAGTCAGCTTGGTAGGGTTAACGCTCGACTGATGAGCTACTGCCATTGTTTCGAATAAAGATTAATATAACTTTCTTGCATGCAAAATTTTTTGAACTAATTTGTAGGTCTTTCCCTACCGTCTAGACGGCTAAAGGTACCCTGCGTACAGGACTAAAGCCAATGAAAGAGAGGTCCGACTCTGAGGTGCCTCTCTTCCTATCACTCTCCTAGAAGGGCTTCTTCTAGAGACTGAGGTTCCCATTCTTCATCAACACCAGGTGGTTGTTTATCACTAGGTGTTAAATCTGTTTCATCTTTGATATCAATCTGAGGTTCGTATCTAGTTACAGAAGCCCTTTCGACTGATGATTGGTGTGCCATTAGTATTCCTCCAATTGGCATGGTGGGCAGGATCTACAATGCTGATGTTCTGTCATATGTAGACCCTCTATAAAAATGAAAATGGCGAGGAGTCCGAAGACCCCAAGCCATAGCTCATTAAAGTTCTTCATTTAGAACTTGTATTTAGCACCAATTTTAGTGCCGTATGCTGTGTCAGCATCTTCATCAGTGATGAATGATACTTCTCCATACACATCGAACTTCTCTGAAGCAGCGATGGT